CAGCCACAGAGAATGTTATATTAGGTTGTTTAATATTTTTAAAAAAACTGGATATTCTGGTTTTAAGATCTTCTGTGATTATATCATTTACTTTCATTAATTTTCCTTAGCGAACATTAACTATTATTTATAATTCTATGTTAACTTTTTGTTAACTTTTTGATACTCTAGTAATATTTGTTTTATGTATAATAACTGATCCTCTCCGGAGAGGATAGGCCAATTGTATTTTATTGCTTGATTATGAACTTCTATTCTTCGACGCATTCGTTCTAAAATTGTTAAAGATGGATTTAATTCCGAAGTCCACATAATTTTAGAATTAGCTCTTTTAAATTCATTGTTATGTAGTACTGGCAAAAAATCGATTCTATGAGAATTAATCATTGTTGCCACTGGAGCACCTTGTTGAATTATTAGAGTTGTTCCAATGTCGATTCCTGCTATGGTTCCAGTAGCAACATAATATTGCCACCTAGAAAACATATCCAATGTTTCTTGATGATCTTCTAATGTTTCTGTTAAGTAACCTGTTAACATTAGAAAAAAAACACTCATCCCAGTTCTATTAAAATTTTCTAAATGGTAAGTAATATCGTCATTTGTAAATTTTTTATCCATTTCCCAACGTATTTTGTCGGAGCCTGTTTCGATCCCAACATAGAGACGTTTAGCACCAGCTTCTGCCATTATGTCAAAATATTCATTAGATATTTGGTGTTTTCTTTTGAAAATAAACTGTGCATTCCAATTAAATCCGGCATCGTGCTGTTGATTATATCGAGCTAAGATCTTACACATATCATAAAATGCCGTTTGACTCCCGTTAATTAAACTATCCGCAAAATAAAAATTACGTATGCCATGTTTTTCATAATGGCTTATTAACTCGTTTGCTATATTATCACCTGATCTAAACTTAAATTTAGGCCAATATCGCTGTATAGTACAATACGTACAATGCCTAACACATCCACGCGAAGCAACCACAAATACTTCTTTATTATCTTCTAAATAATCATATTCATCTAAATTATAAAAGCTATAATCTGGCCACGGTAAACTGTCTAATTCTATTAATTGTTCATATTTATCATTGTTGATTCCTGGATATGTAATATTGCCCTCTAATAATTTTACAATACTTTTTTCTCCGTCGCCCATAATGTAAAAATCACACAACTGCTGTTCTAACATATGTTGCCCAAAATGTTTTTTGTCGTCGTTAATCCCCGAAACGCCAGTGCCACCTAAAATTATTTTTACCGTCGAGAAATGCTTCCTTGTGTATCGACACAAAATATGAGAGAATAATCTAGAACCAGGACCAAACACACTAATAGCAACAAAATCAACATTAACTACAGTTGGTTTGTAATGCATAGATAAAAACCTAATAATATTTTTGTATTCACTTAACGTAAGACTACGTATCCCATCAAACGCCTGATCGAACGCATAGTACATCTTATTATCATTTAAATAACGAAAAAACTTTATATTCAAATCCACAGCGTCAACTGGGAATCCTGCTTGTTTAATACAATTTGCTATTATCGCGGGACCAACAGGAGGACGATGCGGCTCTAGTCTAGGTATGCTTACTACTAATGTCTTCGCTGTTTTTAATTTCATTTATTAAATTATTAATCTCTTTTATTAATCTAAGTTGGGGCGTATAATTGAAAAAGTTTTCATGGTTACTAAAACAACTCTTAACTGATCCATTATTTGTTTTAAATTTTGCATTAATTAAATAGTTATACAATGGTAATTTATAAGGTATACAAAAATACCCATTAAAACCTATTATACCATCACTCACTATTTTAGCTGGAGTGTTTTTTACCGTTTGCTCGTCTGTTAAAATTACTGTATACGGATTCATCGGTAATAAGTCTTTAACACTAACATCATCTAAAAAAACTGATCTTATTTTAATAAACTTATCTTCGACAATTTCACTTTTGTGTATTTTTGTATCCCAAACCCCCTTTTTCCCAAAACATTTGCCTACCATGCCTATAGTTATTTCATTTAACTCATTGGGGCTGGGATCAAGATTTATGATAATTTTTTGTTTATTAACTATAGGCTCTTGAAAAATTGTTACATTATTGCTAGTAATTTTAAGTACCGGCCAATCATTACAATAATAACCAATTGTACTAATTTTTAGTTCAACCATGATATTTAATTTATTTTTTTAATTTTTTGGATACTACGCTGGAATTTGCTTGGATCTTTTGTTCTAATAGAATTCAACAGTTTACGAGTAAGATTTTCAGCATCGGTATGATCATATGTTTTGTCTATTAAGTCTAATAGCCTAATAGAACTTTCGATTATGTTATCGGCACGACTTTTTATAACATAATAACTATCACGTTCGATATGCAGGTTTTCCAACTCTTCAAGAATACTTTTAGTACGCAATTTCATTAGGTTTCTCTGTGTATTTATTAAAAATATTGTTGTATTTCTGGAAAAATAACCCGCCAATCTAATCCACGTTGTATTGTTAGTTTATCGAGGTAATCTAACGTTCCGTTTGTAGAAGAAACTGGAGTATGATCTAGAAATTCAGGTATAAAATTATTATATTTTTTTCTAATAACATTGCGTAGGGATTCTGGGGTTTTATCTAGACCCAGAATCCCATATGCACTATGTACATTTATATCAACTTTGTCGCCGGACTTATTTTGTGAGAATTCAGAGTTATGCCATTCTTCCATTCTATCATAATAAAAAATATTCAATGGGTTTAATGTATATTCGATGCTAAACATAACATTATCAGGAACAACATTGATTGCTTTTTTTGCAAAACTTTGTAATTTTTTCCATTTGTACGGCCATCGTATATACTCGAAATGTTGCTCGACACCATCTAAACTAGCCGCCCATTTAACTAACTTAAATTTTTGCCAACATTTAAGCAATTCGGCACTAGGCATAACTGAAAAATTACTAACATAATACAATGTTACCTTTTCTGGATGTTTAAGAGCATTTAGAACAGCTAAATGTGACTTATCTATTAATGGCTCACCTCCTTTTAATTTTAAATACACAATATTATCTAAATTGACATTATGCAATAATTTATTGTAATTACTTGTACTAGAGTGTATATCGTGTATTATTTTAGATTGCGGTATACTGAATTTTATATTCTCCTTATACCATGTATCACTCGATGCCGCATCACACAACACGCATGCTAAATTACATTCTGGCGTTAAAAATAATTCTAAATAACCTATCCCGGTAATATCATCGGGTATAACATCAAACGACGACATTCTATAGCTAATACCTCCGTATTTTTCTTGATTAATACACTGCACACAAGTTTGACTGTAATTACTGTTTTCCCATTGCAATTGATATTCTGTAATTTGCTTTCCTGTGCCAATTTTTTGTTTTTTGTCTCTGTTACCATCAGCACCATTGTAAAAGCAACATGGACTAATATTATCTCCATGTATTATTAATCCGTGTTTTAAAAATCTACAAAACTCTTTTTTTTGTTTCATTGTCGTTGAATGTTATTTAACAAACCCTGTAATTTAGAATTCATATCCACCTTTATTTTCCCTGACTCTGTGGTTGTATTTGTGAGTGTTTTATTCTTTAAGTTATTCATTATCTCATTGGTTGTCGGTGATACTTCTTCTTCTAATCCTGGATCTGTAATACGCATTGTATTATTATCATAGTCTAAGTCGATTTTTGAACCAATCCCAGAACTGGAACGGGTCTTCATTAACTGTAATTGATACTTACCTCGTTCCTTCATAGCTGTATTTGTGAATATAGCAAACACATTATCAGCTGTGTTAATCTTACTAATACCACCTGCAATATGGCTATGATCAAATTCGATTTCTTCGACTGCACTGCGATTCAATTGTGACGCAGACACTACCACAATTTCCAACTCTGATGCAAGACTTCGTAAGTCTTCGGCTACGTATTTATCCTTGTTAAATGTATTATCGGCGCCTACTTTCACAGTAGCTGGCGTTAATAAATCTAAGTAATCAACACACATTACATCAACCTTAGTGCCTGTCTCTATTTCTAATTCTCTTAGGTATGTTCTGATATCATTTGCATTGCTTTGTGGAGACAAATACTTAACACGCAGACTTCCAGATTTTTTACCAAACAACCCAATCTTCATTACAACATTATCTAAATCCTTACTAATAAGTTGAGTTGGTGTTGAAGATACCATAGCGTCCATACGATTACAAGCGAAGAGTTCACTTAACTCTAATGTAATAAGAACACCATTTAATCCTCGTTGTGCCCAATTTATCAATAGATTTTGCATAACCAGACTCTTACCCGAGCCTGAACCCCCTGCGAATATATGCAAACCACCGATTTCTAATCCACCGTATAATTTGTTGTCTATTGTTTTCCAACCTGTCTTAATCTTCCTACTATTATCCCTAAAATCTTGTATCCTTTCTTTGATATTTTCAAAATAGCTAGTACCATGGTCCTTCATTAACCCAATTTGAACAGCATCTTTAATTAACTGTTCGACGGGCCCATATTCACCTTTTTCTAATAAGTCATAGCTTTCCATAATCGCACGACTTAGTTCTTTTTGTTTAGTAAAATCCTCGAAGCTGTCTAAGAACCAATCATAACTAATGTCAGATGGAACGCCCATTAACTTAACACCGGTTTGAACTTGAATTTGTTTTTTATCCGGTAATGTATTGTACTTGTTAGAATGTTCTTTAATCATCTCGGCTGTGGGTTGCAAAGACTTATGAAAATTCTCTATATTAAATATATTCTGGACTCGTACATACTTTTCTGCATCTTCAAGCATTATCTCTAGGAATAACTGCTGAAAGTCTTTTGTATATTCTACAACTTTTTTTATCTCTTTATTTTGCATTTAGTCTCTTTACTAATTTCTTTTTGGCAATTCTAACCAAGCCATTACTATTGTTAACATTACTGCTGATTTTATATTTTAATATTAACAACAGGGTAGCTAACTTCCCGTATTTTTGTACAGCATCATTTACATCTTTAACACCAACATCTCTCCATTTAGGAATACTAACACTAAAATTATATTCTATCGCTTGATCTATTAGCTTTAATCCTGGTTTATCTTGGTCTGGTACAACAATAATCTCACGGTACAACTGCTTTAACTGCTGAATTTGCTTTTGATTCAACTGGCTACGCAATACTGCTAACCCATTTATACTTATAGCATCAAATATACCTTCGGTTACTATAGCATAATTCCATTCTGGGTGCTGTAAATCTAAGCCAAATACATAATCTGGATGTTGTTCACTTAAAAACTTCGGCTTTATATCGTCCAAAAAACGCGAAGTGTACCCTACTATTTTATTCTTATTTGTAAACGGCACGATAATTCTGTTCTTGTATCGTCCTGGACTACTAGGGGAGATCATAAATGGATATTGTTTATAATTCATTCCTCTGGATTCTAGATATTTGATATATTTAGTATCTTCGCTAGTTATGACCCTAGCATCATCGGGTAGTTCTACTTCAGGCAATGATATTGGTTTGTGTTGTATTCTAGTACGTTCGTACAATAAATCGTCGACACTCTTTTGTCTTAAACTTTCTAAGTTAAGTCTAAATATCTCAGCTTTGTCGACTCCAATCCAATCCAGTATTTGTTTCGCTTTTAAACTTACAGGCCTACCTAATGTAAAAGTAGCATTATAGTTGCAATTAAAACAATGATACCACCAACCGTCGTCAGTGAGTTTTATTCCACCACGTTTACGTTTGTCTTGAGTTTCGCCGTTATGAATACAGCACGGAGCATCACCGGAGTACCAACCGCTACTAACTTTCTTTATTTTGCGTCCAACGCTCCAGTATTGTAAGATATCAAGCATTTTAATAGTATAACAGATTTATACTATTAAATCAACTTTCGTAAGCTTCTACTACTTCCTGAACAATACCCGACCTAACAATATCTTCACGCTGAAATGTAATTAAACTCACGCCATTGATATGACGTAGGCGCTCCATAGCGTCACTGAGACCACATTGACCTCTAATATCACGTTGAGTGATATCACCATTTACAACAACTGTGCAATTCTCGCCGATTCTAGTTAAGAATAACTTCATCTGTGTTGTTGTACAGTTTTGAGCTTCGTCTAGAATTATCCAACAGTTCTTAAATGATCTACCACGCATATAAGCTAATGGCGATGCTTCGATTCTACCCGCTTTAGTAAGACCTTGTACATGCCCACGCCCTAATCTCTCTTCAAGGACATCCTTAAACGGGCGAAAATACGGGGCGAACTTATCTTCTAATTCCCCTGGCAAAAATCCTAAGTGTTCCCCCGCTTCTTGCACTGGGCGAGTAATTATAATTTTCTCTGTTTCGCTATTTGCTAACGCATCTGCCGCCATCATTCCGCATACAAAAGTTTTTCCTGTTCCTGCTGGACCGCAACCAAATGTTATTAGATTATTTTTTATGGATTTTATATAAGCAGATTGTGCTTTAGTTAATGCTTTCAACGGGTTACTTACCGTCGGAACAGTGTAATCTTGAATTAATTGTATCACTTTGTGTGCTTGTTCTAGATGCTCATGCTTATTTACATCTACTTGACCTTTCTTTAGATTCCTAAGAAAGGATCTTCTTTGTTTTTTAGTCATACTACTCCTTATATTTAAAAAGAACTAAACTACTAAACATCATATTGTGTATATTACTTAGCGAATATTTACTCCAATCGTAACAGTATATAAATAAACACTAAACTATGTCTACATCAATATTTAATACAATCGCCAAAAAATACCCATTCCTTACTATTTGTAAATACTCAACCAATGAATACATTGGTATAGTATTAAACCAAGATAAAATTTTTACTAGCATGTATGATTATGGACAACTAGATAACGAAGAAGATAAAAAGAAATTCCTAGAACTAGGCGAAACCTGGTGGTGGGAATCTAACAGAAACATACCCATTAACCTCTTCTTAAAAAGCGATTGGGACTTATTTAAACCCGTATTAAGAACATTCATTAATAAAAAACTTACGGTAATACAAGGTCACTGCCCAAATATCAATAACTTACCTAAACAACACAAAAAAAGAAAATCCATTACGCTGATAAAGAATGTTCGTTAAGCATATTCATGTGTAAAGCTACCAAATGTGAATAAGCAACGGCATGGGCTTTTTTAAATATAAATTCTCCATCCTCTTTTATCCATATATCTTCACTAATCTCTTTCCAACTATTGCCAATTAAATGACGTTTAGCAGGTCGTATTACAGCTAAGAACATTGCCATTCTCTGAATACTATCTGGTTTCATCTGTCTAATTAACTCACAATGGCCACCAATATGAACTACCTCTTCGCAAAATTTTCTATCCATTAGCTTTTCCCAAGGTGGATCCCGATGTAATAACAGTTTATAATGCTCTGGGCTTTTAATATATCGATATACCGACACATTCAAAAAATCAAGTTTAAAATACCCTCTCTGATCTGCTTCTTTATAGTCTATACTAGCACAACCATGGATAGGATCATAAGGAATATCTGTAACATATACTCCACTATTATGATGCTTGGATTCTGTGTTAGATTCCTGGCGAGCAGGGACATTCTTAATTAAGTTAAGTATTTTATCTCTATTACCAAAATCTAAATCTACATCGGCACCCATTACCAGCCTGCCTCTAATAACATTTGTTGAACATATAACTGATCACTCTTATAGTCTGTGAACTTCTTATTCCAAACATCTGGGTCGATATAGTTCCAGATGATCAATTTCTGTTCCTCGGATAAAGTATCTAAGAGTTTTCGTCCACTATTGCAATTATATACCACCCATGCACTAATTCTACCTGTTGTAATAGCATAGCAAATTTCATTAACATTACCATACCGTAGAACATCACCATGATTAGCATTCTTATCCTCGCCCCATTTAATGCCGTACTCTAACGCCCTAGCTAGTGCATCGTTTGGATTTTCTGCGTTAAGTAAGTAAAGTAGATACTCATTATAGATAGAGTCTCTAGTCCAGTGATCTAATTTTTTATTATTCTTAATTACATAATTAGCGAATTTGTTGATACTCACAGCATTGATAGCTAAACAATGCCTACCAAATTTAACAAATGCTTTGTAATATGAACTCTTAGCAAAATCATTGAATGTCTTATACTTTGCAGAACCTTGTGCATATTCATAAAATTTAATATATGTGTTAAATCCTATTCTAACACCTTTCTCATCTTTCTCTTGATATCGTTTTTTTTGTTCGCAAAGATGAATAGTTAATGTAGACTCTCGTTTAAAGACTCTATCACAATACTTACACTTATTTTGTGTTACCACAGTCTTTAACATATTGCTTTAACTCTTTCTTTGTTACTAATTTACTAAGTAATTCAATATCATCTTCTTTGTATGTTGGATGCATCTCTCTTAGTTGTTTTTTAACAGCACTATTGTTATCTTTCTTCTTGGCTTTTAACCATATATGTCTCTGTGTACCTAAACCAGGACTGCTTGCGGCCAATAACAACCATTGCAACTTAGGATGCTTACTTAAATCAAATAAGTGTTTATTGACATAATGATTTGTACTAGCTAGATAGTAATGTTGTTTAGCATTGTTACCCTCTACACTAGCGTTCCATTTGTTCATTAAAAAGGCTGTAAATCCTTTCCTCTCTTCCTCTGTTAACTTATCATAAAACCCATAGTTTTTATGATCTACAGCTGATAGTGCTTTGAATATATCTAATTTATGCGCCATTACCAAGCCTTATTGTAATCTACAACTTCGCAATTCCTGGATACTTCTTTGGCAAAGTATACCACACGAGGTTTATCGCCCGAGTCGATAGGGACTGCCAAGAACTGCCCATTGTTTAACTTTGGGGTGTACCATAACACTTCATTATAGATATCAATAATCTCAATAGGCAAGAACTCTGCTCTAGTGCTGGATAAGCTATTATACTCAAACACAGTAAAATCACGATTATTAAGACTAGTTAGTGGCAATGCTTCTAAATCACCGAACTCTTCTTCCCCTGTAAGAATCTGCCAATCTGCTGGCATTTTAATAATAGCATCACCTATTTTTAATACTAATGCTGGAGAAAAATAGCTCTCTAAGTATATAAGTGGTATGTAAAAATAATCAGGATCTTTGGGATTACTATTATCAAAAATAGCAAATCGCATATCATCTATCTCTTCGGGTAACTCATTTAACTCATAAACAGCATCTTCTAGTGTGTGTATTCTCATAAAGGTATTATATAGTATTTTCTACTGCCAGTCAACTTTTTCTAATGAAAATTTGTATCCGGCTTCTTTGTAATACTTTTTACGCTTAGTTAGGTGCCTTTTAGCAAATTTACATGTACTAGTTATATCCCATATTTGAACTTCATCTTTATCATTTGCTTTCCGTAATCCACGACCGATTGACTGAATAACCCTAACAAAAGACTTACCAGGCTCAATGAGAACAAGATTAAAAATCCTAGGGATATTAATACCAACAGCGGCCACGCCATAAGTTGCAACAATAATTTTGTCATCCACGTCTGCAATTTCATTATAATGTTCTTGCCTCTTCTTTCCTTTAGTTGCGCCACTTACAAACACAGCATTGTTTAAGCGTTCGACAAGCCCTTGTCCTGCACTAATTCTATCTACTAGTACTAGAGTATTCCCTGTATGGCTTGCACTAGACACAAGCTTTGCTATTGTATCTAACCTATCTTCATTAGTAAGAAGATACTTTAATTCACTCTGATAATTCTTATGTTCGACATAATCCTTTAACTGTACTATATTTACATAACAATTAGCTAAAAATCCACGATCTTGTAATTCAGAAGCACTAATTCTATTAATCACATTGCCGATACTAGTATGTAATGCTTGAAACTCAAAATCTTCTTTTGGTATTGTGCCTGTTAATCCCCATCTTAATGGTACTTTAGCCATTGCCCCTGTGAGTAACCCTTTTAATGCGTCAGCTTTAATCCCATGGCAATTTGATACAACCGCATCATTAGCTATATAATTGTGGCTATTTTTAATATGCAAATTATAAACCTTTTTTGGTTTTTTAATTATTTTTCTTGATATTAATTTTATATAATACCTTGATTTTTTGTTATATGTATTAATGGTTACAACTTCTAAATCTTCTGTCAAACAATCCGCTCTTACCCAACCATTGCTAGTCAAAAACTTGTGGTTTGCGGTAACATTAATAACCTTAACATTATCAAATGTTAGTTCTAACATATATTCACTATGGCTATCTGCTAAATTTTCATGAACTTCTACAACAATGTCTTCTTTGTAACATTGTCCAGACTCATCCAAATTTATTACAATATCACCTTTCTTAATGTCTTTGATCGGAGTCTCACTAGTGGGTGTTTTAATTAATGTATCCCCGTCAAAACACTCATCGACTATTACGCATACTACATCTTGCAAAAAGTCGTGTATAGTAATATCAGCATTATGATTCTTAGTCTGTTTAAGTAAACTATTAAGACTTTGCCAGGTACATATTGTATGCTGTTTACTAAATTCTTTTCTATCACCATAAAATACACCAACATCTAATTGCATATTAATGTAATCTTCTTCTGTTTGTGTTACTAATGACTTATTTGGTACAATAACAATACTTCTGCCGTACTGCTCGACACGCTCACTTAGTGCCGCAGTTACCAATGTTTTGCCAGATCCCGTGGCAATCTCTTGTAAACTTTGTGGATTCTTTAAGAACTCATTAATTATCTCGGCTTGGTAATCTCTTAATACTATCGGCTCGCCGGCGATAGTATGCTTTACCGGCCAAGTGTTATGACTATAGCTATCAGCTTTTACTTCGTTAAATTCAAATGCTATTTGATATGCACGCTGATCATCTAATACAACATTATATCCATCTTTAATAAGAATGGGTATAACATCTGGAAGTAGATTTATATATGTAGAGCCGCCTAGCTGAAAGAACGCAACTTTTCCGTCCCATCTTCCGAGTTTATATGATGGCATGTACATAGCATTAGGGATATCATACTTAAACTTAGATACTAACTTCTTCCTAGTATCTAAATCAAGACCTATTATCTTGCAATTTACCTCATCTTTTACAGTAATTATAGCTTGCTTCATAAATGTATTATACCATAAATTAAAAACTATTGTGCATACATTTGGGCTACACTAATGCTTTCCGAGTTGTATAAATGAAATGCTTTTGTTAATATTTAAGTTGGGTCAACTGCAATATTAATATCATCAACCATTATATCACAAGTTAATGTCGAATTATCTGGAATTCTATAATG